TCTTAAATCCTTTAATAATCCCTCTTTTAAAGATATGGCAAATCTTCTTTTAGTTTCATCTATTGCATCTGCCATAAATCCTCTCGCACCTAAACCTTTCTCTGCAATACTTTTACCAATTACATAAGATGCACCTCTAATATTGCTATCAGTCATCGGTATAAATTTACCATCCTTATCTCTTAACTTTACTTTCTTTGTTCTTATCCAATTCTCAACTACTCCACCTGGCAGATTGTTCTTTTTAAACTTTGCCTTTGTCATACCGGTAGGATATTTCTTTACCGATCCATATGTGCTTAATCTACCCTGCACACCTTTCTCCATAAAATAACCATAATCTGTACTCGATTCAAATTTTATGTTGATGCTGGATTTACCTTTAGTTAATTTGTAATAAAGACTCGATGCAAGTTTTCCGGTATTATCAGTTATCTTATTTTTACCATCAATCTTTTTCTTAATCTTTAGATTTCTCTTTGCTCTCTTTATAACTTCTTTGCCATATAAATCAAGAGCCTTTGCCGTATTTGATAAATCGAACTCTGCCATTATCTATATTTTAACCAATCCGTTACCTTAATAAAATCATTAATATGGTCTGACATTCCGTGATGCCTATATGCGTAAAATTCTTGTAAATCAAATGATGCAGTAGAATCATTGTTTGGCTGATTATTCCCAAGAATTACTACATCTAATGAACCGGTTGGTATTGTTTGTGTACTTACGACCATTCCATCTAAAACTAATTTAACTACATTATTAACATTATCCCCACCTATTTGTAAGCCAAAGGTTAATGATTCTTCTCTTATATAATCGTTACTCCCATCGCTAATATTAACCGGTGCATCTTCTATCGTACCAAAGAAATTAGATAATGTTATTTTATTTTGCCTTGACACATCTGTACTTGTTGGACTACCAATAGAAACTCTTATACCATCATCCTCTTGAATGCTACTATTATATATTTGGAATAATTCAGTATCTTCTGCATCTAATGATTTAATGTTCTTTACTTTCATAGCAAAGTAATAATACCTTTCAGTAGGAGATGTTATAAAATTTGTAACATAGTAAGCCTCTCCTTCACCTCTAAACCTAAGTGATTGTTCTTCTTCATTATATTGTATTGTCTTTACTTGTGTTTGATAATTTGGCAATAAATAATTACCGAACCAAGTACCCTGCTTCAATGAATCTATCGAACTTATTTTATCATTGGTATATGTAAGTTTATTTTGTATCTGCGTGTTAGCACTCCACCAATAGAATGAACCAAAGAAATCACTATCAAATGGCTTTTGCCATTCATTACCAATCCATTGTTCCATAACATTGTCATATGTAGGATATGGTATTGTGCATCTTGTTGCCTCGTTTATTCCGGTAACACTCATTGATGTACTCCAACCATAAACTCGATTATTAAAATCTTCTTGGATCGGTGTGCAAGATAATTCTTCACTACCTCTAAGCATTAATAATTTAGGCACTACATACTTGCCCTCAAAAAACTCTGCTCTCAAATCTTGCATTATCATTAACATACTTGATAAAGCATTTACTCTTTGAGCCTCATCATCTGATTGTGCTGATGTGATGATATAAACATCTAAATTAAATACCAGCATCTTATCTTGTATATCAGTTCCGGTAATATCAATATGCAATACCGGATAATCGTTTATCTTCTTTAAATCTATTTTATCAGCAGTACCTTCTGTAAATGAATGTATTTGAAAATGCTTATCTGCAAATTCTCTAAAATAGTCTATAATACCGTTATATGTAATCATTTCTTTTTACTTTTTTCTCTTGATATATCTTTCATCATTTGTAACTTAATAAAGCATAATCTGAAAGGCAATTCTGTTACTGCATTAAACTTTAAAATATCCTCACCTGCCAATGTATCTATGATACTAAACCATCCGTAGTTACCTCTTGCAGATACTTGGTTAGATTCTGATTTAAATAACGATTGGAATTCTTGATAAACTTGTTCCCTAAACGATAAAAAAAAACCATTACACCATTAACTACATCGATGCTCAATTCCTGGAACAATGATGCGTTTTTTATGTGGCTCTCGTTATAAGGTTCAATATTATACTTGTTACCTTTCTCTTCTGTTATTGGTCTATATAAGATTGCCAAAACATTATGAAAGCCATCTACACCATCTTTTGTTTGTTCTTCTAAATCTACAAACTCGCCCATTGTGAGCTCATCGAGATTAGGATGAAATCCATACTTTACTCCTTTGATTTCTATCTTATCAAATACCTCTTTATTAACCGGTACTGATATTAGTTTAGATAATCGTTTATATAATGTTTTTATGTCTTTTACTTTAAGCCTTTTGATTATGTCTATTGGAATATTACATAATGCACTTATCGAGCCTAAAACAATCTCATCTTCATCTTCTAAATTTGAAATTCTACTATTGTACTTTTGATAAGTTTTTAGGCTTACATCTGCCCAAGTTTCCGGTACAATTATTTCTATTTCTTTCTTCATCCTATAAATACAAAGGTTAATTTTATAAAAAGTTATTAAATAATAGCATACTCACCATACGATCCATATACTTCAAACCACATCCTCATCATTAGAGCATCTGCATAATCCGGTGAACGACCTAACTTACTCTTCTGTATATCTTTACCTTCTATTGCAAGTTTCTGCTGGTCTTTATCTACTTTATCTCTTTTAATGATTTCTAATTCTTGTATAATCGTATTCTTGTGTGTAGTATGCTCTATAAATATTTTGTTATCGTTTACTAACTCTGCAAGTTTATAAAAGCATTGCGTTTTTAGGTTTTGATAATTCTCTCCTTTCAATGCTTTACTTCCGTTTGTAAATCCTTTACAACCACTAATACCATCAACCACACCTCCACCTACACCATCTTGGTCTATTATTATTCTGCTATTAGGTATTGAGTTTTGTTGTGATAATGCTTTAATCTCGTTTATTATTTCCGGTATCGTATTTTTATCAAATGTAATAATCTTCTCAACTCTCAATCCACTCCACAATATGATTACCGTTTTATCTGCACCTAATCTTGCGACATCGCAAGTTATGTATTTTGTACCTTTCTCTACAAATGTATTCGTAAACATATTCATAATATTATCATACTCAAATAGTAGAGCATCATCATCTATATATTCCCAATTACCAAACAACAATCTTTCTTTACTTATCTTATCCAATTTCTCTAACTGAGATATGTAATGTTTGGATATTGCTTTATTATCTGATACAAGTGATTTAACAAACTTACGATGGCCAGGTAGAGTATTCTGTAATGCTGGTTTGTAGTATTGTGTATATAACCATCCTTTTGATGGATTGCAGGTTAATAGTGTTTTTGGTATTAGGTTAAATTCATCTAATTTATATCTGATACGAGAATTTAAAACATTGACTGCTTTTTCTGTTACTTCTGAACTTTCATCAATAAAGCAATCTGTAATCTCTAAACCACCTAATGATGTAAATAATGGATCGGATGGATATAGGAATAAATCCTTGAGATATATTACTGATTTATTGTAAAAGGTAATTGTAGAATCTGATGCGTTATATTTAAAATCTACTTCCGGAGTTAATCCACAAAAATCTATCGCTACCTCAAAGAAAGTATTTAATGTTGTTGCTTTTAGATTCTTTAGTTTTGACCTACCGATTACTGACCTTGTGCCAGGATACTTCAGTCTGCGTATTATTTGCCATAGGCATCCGGTAAAGGTTTTACTACCTCCTGCACCACCTCCGAATAGAACTTCTGTTGTATGTCTATCTTCGAGATGCTTGAAACATTCAATCTGCTTTTGAAATAATTTAACTTTCGGATTCTTCATCAAAAGGCATTATATCAATTTTGATTCTATCATCAGAGCTCACATTAATATCTGACCTTTCGACATAACCTCTTTTCTTACCTTTTGTCTTTAGATAGAATATTGTAGCTGATGTATTACCATCACCTATTTGTTCGTGTAGTTTAGATTCTGCAAAATCAAGTGCGATGTTCTGTATATCATCTACTGCTGATTTAAACTCTTCATCATCTTTTAACCATTGGTAATATTGTGTTCTACCTATACCTACTTTTTTACAAGCAGTTGTTACTATACCTAAAGATTTCTCTAAAGCCTCTAATACTAACTTCTTTGCAACCTCAGTTTTTAATTTCTTTTTAGTGTGTTCGGTTTTGTTCATATTTCAATACAATTATATCCTTGCTCTTTTAGTCTTTTGTATATATCTTGTTGTTCTGATTTATTTCTACAACTTATTGTAACCTCGTAAATATCTTCTATTTCTTCTACCTCATCTATAATATCTTCTTCTTGATCCAGGTAATTATCTTGTATCCACACATCTAATCCCCATTCTTCTATTTGTTGCGAATCCCATTCATTAGCAAGTAAATCCCAATCCCATTCTCCAAAGCCTACATTATCTTTTATTATAAACTCTTTCTTTTGTTCTTCTGTTAATCCTTTTGCTATCTTAATTGGTACTTCTTTTAATCCTGCCTCAACACAAGCCTTATATCTCATATTACCACCAAGTATAACCATATCCTCATCAACTACTATTGGTCTGAGCTCAAGCATCTGAGGAAATTGTTTTATTGATTTTACGAGTTTATCGAACTTATTACCTCGTATTACTCTTGGATTGCTTTTATTTGGCTTTATGTCTTTTATTTTACTTTTCATATTCCTCTACTATTCTCTCCAATCTTTTAAGATTCTTTTTAACACAAGGTGAGCAATTATTACCGGATGTACTTAGTTTTAAACCTAAATACTTCTCAGATAGATGTCTTAGATGTTGTTGTTGTACATTAGTTATACTAACCTTAGTATTATCTAATAGTTCTTTAATCTCTAAATACTCTTCGTGTGTTAATTGTAAACCTTCCCATTTACCCAATGGACATTTAGCAAATTGTATAGCAGTCTTTACATCCATAAAGCAACCACACAACTTATAATCCTTTTTCTTATACTTTACCTTGTTACCTTTTATCGGTGTGCCACAAGTTCTTGTTTTCTTTCTAAAGTGATTACAAGATTCACATATTGCGATTCTTTCTCGTGCCAGGTTTTGCGATGAAAATATGTTCATTTTTTTATGTTTAGTTTTTCCTTAGTCTTTTTCTTTACTTTTCTTATTGTGTTATAGATAGATATTTTAGGTATGCCTATTTCCTTAGATAGTTCTTCATATGTTAAATCACTCTCATAGTATAGCAAAAATAAACTCCTATCATATTCATCAAATGTAGATAGTGTTTGTATTACTAAATCGTATTTAACTTTATCGTAATTCGAAATATTGTTAGTTTTCTTGTGTAGGATATTCTCTAACTCGTATAATTCAACGGTAACCTTGTTTTTATTATACTCTATATTCTTCTTGTAAAATTGTGATTTTTTAGATAGGCATCTTACTGCTATGATTTTCTTGATATATGATTTAGAACTTCCAGCAGTATCTACCCATAACAGATGATTAGAATTAGATGTAATCAGTTGCAGAAAAACATCCTGCACTACATCTTGAGCCATATCATAATCTTTTACGAATGTATTTGCGAAACCTACATACTCATCAAAATCTAAGTATAACATCTCTGTTATAGTGTAGGTTTTTACTTTCATTTTAGATAGGTATCTATTAGTTTAGTAGCCTCATCGAATCCGGTACAAACCTCTGCCTTATATCCTGCATCATTTAACTTTTGGATTACTTTCTTTTGGTTTGCACTTGCGTAGTTACCTTTAACCTTTAATTCTATTGCCAATCCATTATATCCATTCCTGGCCTCATAGATAAATATATCCGGAAATCCGGATTTATAACCGGTAGCCTTCATTCTTTTAGCAACAGATAGATAAGTTCTCATACCTCCTGCCGATCCATTATAGAATACTTTATTGTATTTAATATCTAAGTAATAACAAATTGCCTTTTGCAATTCATATTCCGGTTGCTTGTTCTTTGATTTTGTCATTGTGGATTTGTTGTAACCACTCTTTGTATTTCTTCTTATCGCCATATTTAATGTGGCAGGTTCTACAAACTGCCATCAGATTATTAATATCATCCTTGTTTGAACCTCCCATACCTCTCGCATCGATATGATGAATATCTACTGCTCTGCTGGAACAAACTTCACAAGGAATAAAATCGTCTGCAATATAGTTAAAAAACTTTAGATATATTTTAGTATGTTTTCTCACAATAATCTTAGTTGTGATTGATGTTGTTTTAATCTTTTTATTGATGCATCAAAATACTCTTTATCTAATTCACAAGCAGTTAAATCAAATCCTAAATTATGACAAGCTATTGCAATACTTCCACTACCTAAATGAGTATCTAATATTTTATCACCTTCTTTAGCATAATTCATTAACAACCATTCGTATAACTTGACAGGCTTTTGTGTAGGATGTATTTTGTTTTGATTGCAATAGGCTGAGGCTCTTGACATTCTAAATGCCTTTGATGGTGATGTAAAAGAAGACCA